GTATAAGCCTTCGCTTCAAACTTTAAAATTAACTATGAAAATTAATCCTAAAGAGTTGAAACTTCGGCCTGAATTTGAAAATAGGGGAGTTCAAAAGAAACAATTTCTTCCCATTAAGAAATTGTCTAATTTTGGACGTCTCCTACTTTGGTTATTCGCATCGTATGACGATAAGCGCCAGATCTTTATGATGATATCTGCCTTTATTACTATGATTAGAAAGAATGGTAGTGTCTTTCTAGTACAGTATTTAAAGGAGTCTCACAGATTGACGCATAAGGCTTTGGCTGGCTGTCCCGAAGAATGTAAAACATTTCCGAGGGTCGCCACTAGAAGAGGCTTACCATTGATCATACCTGGTCCTCTCCGCCTTCATGTGGAGCGGAGGGACAAAGTACGCATTCAAATAGTTCTTAGCCTTTTGAGTGTGTACCGGGTTTTGAAGATTCCTGCGACCCTAAAGTTAGAAACGATAACAGATCCGTTTAAGGGGCTGTCTCCTGTTTTACCAAAAGCAGAGATAGTGGAATCTTTAAAGGCGCTTCGCGTTAAATATAATTTTATTATATTTAAGGACGCGGAGTTAATGCCTACATGTTCAGCTGGTCCTAATTCAAAGATTTCTGTATTGGGGGCTACTATAGACGCGTGGGCGTTTAAGCAGTCCCCTCTACTTCTTTCCTCGTTTAAGGAATTAGCTAAGACCATGGGACCCAATCTAGCTGAGCTTCTTGATAAAGAGATAGAGCACCTCACTGACTGATTCTCGTTACTAAAAGACGGGTTGAAGGAGGAACTTGAATCTAAACTTAAACTGGGTAAATTGTCCCAGAAAGTTGAAGCAGCTGGTAAGGTAAGAATATTTGCCATAACCGACGTGTGAACACAGTCTCTTTTGAGACCGTTACACGACGCTTTATTAAGATCATTATCCCAAATTGAGACTGATGGGACTTTTGATCAATTAAAGCCTATTCGTCGGTTATATGAGCAGGGTCATCGAAACTTCTATAGTTTTGATTTAACCGCTGCGACAGATCGTCTACCTATCCAACTACAGAAACAAGTGCTCGCAGAATTGACTTCAGAAACATTCGCCGACCATTGAGCCAAGCTTCTTACAGACAGACCTTGGTACCTTAAGTTTGTTCCCTACTTCTACAGTGTAGGTCAACCTATGGGTGCCTTGTCATCTTGAGGAATGCTTGCTCTTACCCATCATGTGATGGTAATGGTGTCTGCGCGAAGGGTGGGTTTACCACATTTCAAAGACTATGCCATTCTAGGTGATGACCTTGTGATAGCCAACAAAGCTGTCGCGGACGCATACCTAGTAATTGCTAAGGACCTTGGAATCGAAATAAATCTATTCAAGTCCCTGATATCCGAAACTGCAGTATCTGAGTTTGCTAAACGTGTGTTTTCCGACGTTGGTGATTTGTCACCACTTCCGCCGAAACTCATATTTAGCTTACTTAGTGGTCTCCGCAACTTGCCTAATGTCGTACGTGACATGGTGAGTCGGGGGCTCTCTGTTCAAACCGAAGTACTGCTTAGAGATGCAACGGTCAAACCAAATGTTCTGTGAGAAATCATAGGACCTTTGGGGTTCGTTGATTCGGTAGGTCTATCACCATTTCTGGGAGATAGAGCGCTAATCGAAGACGAACTCCGGCGCCTTTGTTTCTCTTGTGTAACCCTTGTGAATAGGAAACTGATTAGAACCTATTATGAGAATCAAAACTCATCAATGCTTCTAATTAGTAAACTTTCGAACTTGATTTACGACGGTCTTCGGGAAAAGATAGTAGCTTCACCTAACAAATATGTTAAGGCGTTTCCAGTGGATCATCCGGAATCTGGGAACCAATATATTGGTTTCCAGATACCAGAAGAGGTAGTTATGGAGAACTACCCTATACCCCTTGATACGCCTGCTCTGCAGTTCATCATGAATTTGTTGATAGAGAAGGTTCAGAAACTGAACTCAACTCCACCCAACCAACTCGTGATGCCTGACGGGCCCATAACATATGAGGTGACGGCTAACTTTATCAAAGAAGCGTATGCCAAATTGGATTCCCTTGATGGTCTAGCTGTTCCTGACCTTTGCGCTCAGCAGACACCTAGTCAGCCGGGGCAGGGGAAAATGAAGTTTTACCGAGAATTAGACGCTGAGTTCAATAAACATCCTTTCTAGGTATAAGTCCTATGGTGTGTTACGACCAAAGGGTACCTCATACCTTACATGGGGGGTTCGCTCAGTTGCCTGTTA